ATTGGATGAACAGCAAACCAAAGAACAGGCAGCTAGACATCAGCGTGTAGATAAAAAACTATTAGATCAAAAAGAATCTGCTAATGCTCAACAAAAGGCAGCACTGGATGCCAAACGCAATCTTGATGACTCAGAATCAAACTTACTGTTAGATGAAGCCAAACGTCAGAAGAGTGCTTACATAAAAGACCAACCAAGTACCACGTCTTCTAACATAGCATCAGCTAAAGCAGCACTAACACCAGAGGCTGCTCAAAAAGCTCAAGCTGCTGCTGAAACCGGTGGAACTCAAACAACATCTGCTCCTTCAACAACTCAAGAATCCCCGGCATCCTTGTTGGCTAGCTTAAATACTAAGATGGATCAATTGATTAAATTCACAGCACAGACTACCACAAATACCTACGAACAAATTGGTGCAGTTAAAGGTCTATCTGGTAATCTGTTTAAGATGTGATTATAATAGGATAACAGGATGAGTTGGAAAAAATATTTCACCCCAGTGAGCGTCAACAATAGAGATACTGGATACAGTCCAATATCAGGAGGCGGTGGCCGACCAGGTCCTGCACGTTCTAATTATTCCAGTTATCTGCCAGATGTATATGCAGGAGCTCCGAATAGAATTGAACGCTACATGCAGTATGATACCATGGACATGGATTCAGAAGTTAATGCTGCTCTAGATATTCTAGCAGAATTCTGCACACAAAAAGACAAAGAAAATACCACTCCATTCCATACACACTATCGCGGTCAAGCCACATCAACAGAAGTCAAGTTGATCAAAGACGCACTGCAAAAATGGACTAAACAACAACAATTTGAAACTAGAATTTTCCGTATAGTACGCAATGCTTTCAAATACGGAGATTGCTTTTTTGTTAGAGATCCACAGACTAAAAAATGGTTGTTCGTAGATGCTGCTAAAGTAACCAAAATTATTGTCAATGAAAGTGAAGGCAAAGTCCCAGAACAGTATGTGATCAAAGATATCAATTTCAATTTCAAAGAAATGATCGCAGTAACTCCACATGGTACCACAAACACAGCACCAAGCGGCACAAGTTCCTATACCACAGGTGGCGGATTTGGTCGTGGCATGGTGGGCGCAGCAGCACAAACACCTGGTACAAGATTTCAAAATGCCACTAACGAAGTTACTATAGATGCCAAAAACGTTGTGCATATTTCACTGTCAGAAGGCCTAGACAACAACTATCCTTTTGGTAATTCATTACTGGAAAGTGTGTTCAAAGTATACAAACAAAAAGAATTGCTTGAAGATGCTATCATTATCTATCGTATACAACGTGCTCCGGAACGTAGGATTTTTTATGTTGACGTTGGTAATATGCCAGCACACATGGCTATGGCATTCGTCGAACGTGTTAAAAACGAAATCCAACAAAGACGTATTCCTTCAGCTACAGGTGGCGGAGCTAATGTCATAGACGCTTCATATAATCCACTGAGTGTCAACGAAGATTACTTCTTTCCGCAGACTGCAGAAGGCCGCGGTTCAAAAGTTGAAACACTGCCAGGTGGTACCAATCTAGGTGAGATTACAGACTTACGTTATTTTACTAACAAATTGTTTAGGGCTTTACGCATTCCTAGTTCATATCTTCCTACAGCTATAGATGAACAACCTAATAATCTAGCAGACGGTAAAGTTGGAACAGCAGTAATCCAAGAATTAAGATTCAATGAGTATTGCAAACGATTACAGAGCATGATCGTTGAAACATTTGATCTAGAATTTAAATTATGGCTGCAATGGGAAGGAATTAATATTGATTCTAGCCTATTTGAATTAAAATTTAATACCCCACAGAATTTCGCTGCATATCGACAATCAGAGCTTGATACTGCCCGCGCAGCAACATTTAGTCAGGTAGTTGCAATTCCGCATCTCAGCAAACGTTTTGCGCTAAAGAGATTCTTGGGCCTAAGCGAAGAAGAGATCAAAGAAAACGAACGTATGTGGAAAGAAGAAAACGGAGGCAAGCTACAAGCTCCGATGGACGCTGGTGCAGAAATGAGATCAGCAGGCATAACCCCAGGCGGAATGGCCACCGATGTAGCCGGCCAAGACGCAGAAGCTGCTCCAGACATGGCAGCAGCCGCAGAAGCAGGAGCCGCAGAAGCTCCGGCAGAACCTCCAGCTCAGTAATAAATACATTATGCTTCTAATAGAATTTTTTCAGTTTAGTGATAAGAATAACGACTTCGTTAACGATCGTAGATACGATAACAAACGGGACAGCTCTGTCTTGGAAAAGTCTGACACTCGAAAGATAAGATTGACGCTTAGACAGATCAATCAACTGAGAATGCAAACAGAAGCCCACGATGCTGAACGCGAGTCTGAAATGGGGTTTATACAACAAATGTACGGAGCCCCAGCCGGTGAAGAAGCAGCAGCAGCATAATGACACTGCATTTGTACTCGGAAATGGTACTAGCAGACTTAACGTAAATCCAGAAGCATTATTAAAATTAGGAACTGTCTATGGTTGCAATGCGCAATATAGAGAGTTTTCTCCACATGTGTTAGTAGCAGTTGACGTAAAAATGGTCAACGAGATCATCGCAGCAGGCTATCACAAAACACATCAAGTTTGGACCAATCCCAACAAAGGTATCAGTACCAAAGTAAATGTTAATTTCTTTAGTCCTCACAAAGGATGGAGCTCAGGGCCCACAGCATTATGGCATGCTGCTAGCCAAGGACACCGAGAAATTTACATATTTGGCTTTGACTACGAAGGATTAAATGGTAAATTTAACAATGTATATGCAGACACGTTCAACTATAAAAAGAGCGGAGACTCTGCTACTTACTACGGCAATTGGTTAAGCCAAACTGAAAAAACGATCAAAGAATTTAGGAATACTAAATTTTACAGAGTGGTCGTCCCCGGATCATTCACTCCCGAAAAGCTAGGTCCTACACTGATTAATCTTAGTCATATTACTTTTAAAGAGTTTAATCAAAAATATCAGGATACTATATATTCTAGCGAAATCGATCAAAAAACTACCATTTAACACCGGTTTGTAATCTGCGTGTTAAATAACTTACAGCCTTGCACTATAGGAGAATAAATCATGGCAAATAATAAGATTTTGGAACAAATGCTTGAGCATTTGGTCAATGACGAACAACAAAAAGCAGAAGAGCTATTCCACGAATTTGTGGTAGCTAAGTCTCGCGAAATCTACGAAGGTCTAGTAGAAGAAGAACTAGATGACGAAGAAGGCGAAGACGAAGATGAAGACAAGAAAAAAGATGAAGAAGTAGACGAAAACTTCGAAGACATCGCAATCGAAGCAGACGACGATATGGGCGACATGGGTGGAGATCCTACCGATGACCTAGAGTCAGAATTAAGCGGCGACGAAGAAGAAGATGGCGAGCAATCCGAAGAAGAAATCATGCAAGATCTCGGAGACATCATCGACGAGCTACAAGCCAAGTTTGATGCACTTCAAGGTGAAGAAGAAGATCAAGGCGAGTTTGGCGGCGACGACATGGGCGGAGACGACATGGACATGGGCGGCGACAAAGAAATGAAAGACGAATTTGATCTAGAAACAGTACGTGAGTATGTTGAAAAAGTTGGTAAGCCAACAGCAGGCGACAACGGTGCTAATGCTAAATCAATCGTTGCAGGTAAGAATGATATGGGCGGAACAGCGTCTAATATCGCAACAGGTAAAGAAGAAGCACCTAAGTATGCAGGTGCCGGCGGTGGACAACTAGGCGGATCAAGCCTATTCAAAGGTACACCAAAAGAAGATAATGCTGGTAATATCAACGTTCCAGGCGGCAAAGCAGGATCTGCTTTTACCAAGAAAGAACCAGGACATGGCGCAGAGAAAGCAGGCGCTAAAGAGTCCGCTGATAACAAGCAAAGCCTTTTCCGTGGTCGTAGATAATAGGATTCGACAAAGGTGAAAACTACTCTAGCAGAACATTTGAGTTTTGATCAGGCCAAGATTGTACTGGAGCGAGATGAGAGTGCGGACGGTAAGAAAACTCTGCACTTAAACGGCATTTGCATCCAAGGCGATATTCGGAATGCAAACCAGCGTGTTTATTCTTCTCAAGAAATTGGCAAGGCTGTCAAGACGCTCAACGAACAGATCTCTGGTGGATACTCAGTGCTAGGTGAAGTTGATCATCCTCAGGATTTAAAAATCAATCTAGATCGTGTTAGTCATATGATTACCAAGATGTGGATGGATGGTCCTAACGGCTACGGAAAACTAAAAATACTCCCAACTCCAATGGGGCAGTTGATTCAGTCCATGTTGGAAGCAGGAGTTAAACTGGGTGTTAGTTCCAGAGGATCCGGCGAAGTAGACAGTAGTGGCAAAGTGCAGGGTTTTGAAATAATCACAGTAGATGTGGTAGCACAGCCCAGCGCCCCGGGAGCTTATC